ATCGCACTGTTTCGAGCCTTTCGAAACACTCTTTTGTTCTCTTGATTTCTAACATTGCTAGAAATGTTGTATTTGACGTTGCTCATACTGGATATATAGATTTTATTTCAGCGCGGGGGGTCCATGAAAACCTTATATCAGATTTTTTTATTGCGTAATATAAATGACACAAAGTATAATGGGTATCATCATAGCCACGGCATTTCTTAATCACCCCCACGTCAAGGGCGTCGTCGAATTTTTCGAAAAGGGGAACAAGGTGGTGATTAAGGGAACACTCAAATCCAGTAAATACAAGAACAGCTACCACGGAATCCACATCCACGAGGCGGGCGACCTCACCGACGGGTGCGCGAGCGCGTGTGCACATTTCAACCCTTACGGCAAAAAGCACGGCGGACCGAAATCTAAGGAGCGACATGTCGGCGATCTCGGTAACATCAAATTTGACGCCCGAGGTGTGGCCAGGTTTCGGATGGTCGATCCGCTCGTGAAGTTACGGGGGTCGAAGGCGAACGTGATAGGCCGCGCGCTCGTCGTTCACGAGGAGCGCGACGATTTGGGTAGAGGCGGCCACGCCGATAGTTTAAGTACGGGACACGCGGGGAAGAGAATTACATGTGCAGTCATCGGATATTCGAAAAAAAATGTGTGCGTAAAATAAAGTATGACTCGTTACGCTACGGCCTTTAAGGGCCTTCGTATCGTTAAACTGAAGAAGAAAGACAAGAAGATACAGGACGCGCTCAAGAGTGTACGGAACGGGAAATTGTGCAGTAGTTTACGTACATATGCCCACAGTTCCATTAAAAATGCTGATATAGTCTTATTGGCGTACAATTCAGAGGGAGTTGTCAGGGGAGTCGCGGGGATTGATGAAAGACATGACGAACTCTACGTGAGTATAATATGTAACGCGATGGGAAAGAAAAACAGGGGGGAAGGGTACGCCCCGGGCAAGGGCCTTCTAGATTTATTGAAAAAGATTTCGGTTACTAAGAAAAAAGACTTAACACTCGTTTCCGTATCGAACGCCATCAACTATTACAAAAGGTTCGGGTTCAAACAAAATCCCAACTCCAACAATAAACGTAATTTAATATGGCAATGGCGACCGTCTTATTCACGTGCCAGGCGCTTTGAATATCAATCCGTAAATTCGAACTACAATTCGAACAACACCCGAAGCAAGGTCACCAGTCCCACCGGCTCCAATCGTTCTAACGCCACCTTCAAACGCACTGGATCTCGCAGGGCCAGCCCGGTGGGAAGCAAGGCCAGTCCAGCCAGCTCCAATCGTTCCAGTGCCTCCGTCAAACGCATCATTCCCGAAGCTAAATCTTTGATACAGGGCAGAAAATCTTTAATTGCACTGCAAAAAGAAGATATAAAAGAATACAAGGGGATGATTATCGGTGCAAAAAGGTCGAGACATATGTTTGCTAATTCCAAGGAAGATCGAAAAGAATATTTGAATCTTCTAAAAAAATTAAAATTGAGCGGGATTAGATCTAAAAAAACCTATAAGTCGGGTTTGAAAAATTTGAAGTCACGTTACAGAAAAAACTATTGGAAATAGAACCTTAAAGAATAGACGCTAGGAAATAATAAGAAAGAAATGGAATCCGAATCCTTACAAAAGCTAACTCATATCGAACATATATTGAAGAGACCTGATTCGTATGTGGGTCCAGTATCTCAAACTACCGAGTCATACTGGGTCCTCACTGGCGAAAACACTTTCCGAAAGGAAAATTTGACTTACAGCCCAGGTCTCTTGAAGATTTTCGATGAAATTTTGGTAAACTGCGTGGACCGCAACTCGTTGCACCCTAAGGGGGTGACTTCCATCGCCGTGTCGATCGAATCAGACTCCGTGACCATTGAAAACAACGGACCTCTAGGTGGCCTATCCGTCGTACTCAACGAGAAAGAGGCTGTCTACAACCCCGAACTCGTCTTCGGACACCTTCTCACATCTACCAACTACGACGATTCACAGAAACGTATTACAGGAGGCAGGAACGGATACGGAGCGAAGTTAGCTAACATCTATTCATCCCAATTTTCCATAGTTGTCAAGGACAGTGAAACGCATCAGACGTATAAACAACAGTGGCGAGATAACATGACGAATCCCAGCAAGCCTAAGATCACCAAACACAGCGGCACGACTTCATCCGTTTCGGTTACATTCACACCCGATTGGAAACGGTTCGGAATGACCAACATGACCGAATCCATAGCTAAGATATTTCAGAAGCGCGCGTGGGACGCGAATATATGCACCACACCAAACTGTAAGGTGAAGCTCAACGGTGAGACGCTCCCAAAACAGAGTTTCGAGGCATACTGCAAGATGTACGGGGGAGTGGAAACCATATATTCTATGACGACCGAACGGTGGTCGGTTTGCATCGGTCCTTCCGAGGATGGATTCGAACAAACTTCGTTCGTCAATGGTATCTGCTGTACTAAAGGTGGGACCCACGTGGACCACGTCTCAAACCTTATCGCCAATGGAATCATAGAAGATCAAAAGAAGATCAAGCTGAAAACCGCTTCCGTCAAGAATTGTTTTCGTATATTCGTGAAGGCGACCCTCGAAAACCCGAGCTTCTCCAGCCAGGTGAAATCTGAGTGCACTCTTAAGGTTGCCGACTTTGGGTCTCGATTCGAGATGCCAAAGAACTTCATCAAGCATGTTCTGAAGACGGGTATTTCCGACGAACTCACGGCTCTCAATAGATTTAAGGAGATGAAGGAACTGAAAAAAACAGACGGCGGAGCTCGTAAATCTAAGATCACGGGTATCCCCAAACTGGATGATGCCAACAAGGCCGGTACTTCTCATTCCTCGAAATGTACACTCATCGTGACGGAAGGTGATTCGGCTAAAACCCTAGCGGTCGCCGGTCTCTCGGTCGTCGGTCGAGATCATTTCGGTGTGTTTCCGCTTCGCGGTAAATGTAAGAACGTGCGAGATTCCTCGGTGGCACAACTCACCTCCAACCAAGAATTCAATGATCTCAAGAAGATCTTGGGGCTCCAGCAAGGTAAAGAGTACAAGGATCTCACCGAGCTTCGGTACGGTCGACTCATGATCATGACCGATGCCGACGCTGACGGTTCACACATCAAGGGTCTCATCCTCAACATGATCCATTACTTCTGGCCTTCCCTCTTACAGATGAACTTCGTGGTGAGCATGGTCACGCCGATCATCAAGGCGACCAAAGGATCCGAGACCCATTCGTTCTACACGGATTCGGCGTTCCGATCCTGGTACGGTAACGGCAAAGCCGCGTGGAAGATCAAATACTATAAGGGTCTCGGTACCTCGACTTCCGCGGAGGCTCGCGAATACTTCAAGAAGATTCAAGATCTTACGGTGAAGTTCGACGTGGATACGATGACTGACGAATCCATCATCCTGGCCTTCGACAAGAAGAAAGCGGATGCGCGCAAAACGTGGCTTCTCGAGAGCACTGCAAAAGACTCCAGTGAGCTCGAAGTTCCTTACGGCCACGTCAAACAGTTGAACATAACGGATTTTGTTCACAAAGACCTCGTGAACTTTTCACTCGCCGACCTGAAACGCTCAATCGCATCTGTCGCCGATGGACTCAAACCTTCGCAGCGTAAGGTGATGTATTCGTGCTTTCAAAGAAATCTGACTGCAGAGATGAAGGTGGCGCAACTCGCCGCCTACGTGGCAGAAAAGAGCGCCTATCACCACGGTGAAGTTTCCCTCGCAGATACAATCGTGAAGCTGGCCAATGACTACACAGGCTCCAACAATATCAACCTTCTCGAACCATGTGGTCAATTCGGTACACGGCTCATGGGTGGAAAGGATGCTAGCCAGACGAGGTACATTTTTACGCGATTGACCCCCGAAGCGAGAAAGTTGTTTGATCCGAGGGATGATCCAATTCTGAACTATTTGGATGATGACGGCAGGTCCATCGAACCGGAGTTTTACTTACCGGTCATCCCCATGGTGCTCGTCAATGGTACGGAAGGTATCGGAACGGGGTTCAGCTGCTACGTGCCTCCATTCAGTGAAGTTGACATCAAAGCGAATCTCCGAAACCTCATGAATGGAGTGGAATTGAAGAAGATGAAACCGTTTTTTCGTGGGTTTAAGGGATCTATATTGGAACAGGATGATGATTCGTGGATGACCCAAGGTGTGTGGCAGAGTATCGGGACGACGGTCAAAGTCACGGAGTTACCCCCGGGTCGGTGGACCCAAGATTTCAAAGAACATCTGGATACACTCGTCGAGAAGAAGGTTATATCAAGCTACACCAACAACAGTACAACCGATGACGTGAATTTTCTTATTCAGGCGTACGCGGGCGAGGATCTCGTAAAAGATCTGAAACTCCAAAAGGTCATCAGATGTTCAAATATGAATCTCTTCCATCCTACGCGCGGTATCCAGAAGTATGAGACACCCGAGCAGATTCTCCGTGACTTTTTTCAACTTCGTATGGAGTACTACAAAAAGCGCAAGGCGAACCTCATCGAAGACATCCGCAGTAAATCGAACATCACTTCTCAACGCGCTCGATTCATTCACGCGGTCGTTAACGAAGAGATTCGCGTTTTCAAGAAAAGGAAGCGAGACCTAGAAGATGAGATGACCACACGGAAGTTCCCCAAGGTGGACCGGACCTACGATTATCTCCTGAATACCAGGACTGTAGACTACACCGAAGAACGCGTGGCCGCGATGAACGAGGAGGCTGAGAGGTTGAGAAAACAACTCGCTCGTATTGAGGCGACCAGTTGTAACGAGATGTTCGAGACCGACTTAAAAAATATTTGATTAACTATAGTATGAGCGAAGCGGCGAGATTACAGCTCAAAGCTTTCGGTAAACAAGATACGTATCTAGTGTCAAAAAACCCTGACAAGTCAAATTTTAATTATGATAAAATTACCACGCACAGTGAGTTTAGAAAATTTCACAGGTCCAAGGATATTTTAAATCCCGGTCGCGCCGCGGGTTGGCCCTTCAACCAAGTGGTCAAGGTTGAGTACCAACCGCAAAACATGGGTGATTTACTGACGAATCTGTATCTTAAGATTGACCTCCCAGCGAAAGAGACCATCAACGTGAATTACGTCACCCCGATCGGACGAGGTTTTCTCAAAAGCATCGCGATGTATGTCGACGACATATTGGTGGAGGAAGTTACCGACGATTGGGAGATGATCCACGAGAGCGTATACCTCGACCCTCAGAGTAAGAATGGAAACCTCGTCCTGCAAAACATGTCGGAGGGATTCACGCCCGGTGTCAGCCCCACCACATCCTACCAGTTTTCGAATCGATTCATCATCCCCTTATCTTTATTTTTCTGCCGAAAGTATGGTAAGACGGAGCTTCGGGAGGAGGTCGAGGACCGCCAGTACTTCCCGGTGTGCGCCATCCACAAACAGAAGATCCAGTTCGAGTTGACATTCCACCCGCAGAGCTTTTGGCAAGGTGTGGATCCCGGGGCGCCGGAAGGGTTTGTTCCTACCGTCATCGAACTCAACAACTTTCAACTCATTTCAGAGGAGATCAAGCTGAGCGACGAGGAGCGCTTGTACCTCGTAGACAGTAACTATGACGTGTTAGTTAACGTCGTCAAGAAACACACCTCGTTCACCACGAGTGATCGAACGCTGAAAGTCAACCTCGAACCGAAATCCAAAGTTAAAATATTTCACTGGTTCTTCAGGGACAAGTTGTTCACCACCCAAACCCTGTCGACGCACAGGTACGTCACCTTCGTTCGGAGCCGAGCCAAGGACTATCAGTGGACCATGGGTACACAAGAAGGCGTGGACCCCACGTTGAGTTTCACCATGGTGACCAGAAACACCCCCATAATGCGCAAGGCGACGTTCTTTCT